GTAAGAACCTCCACCAATGACTCCAGTGTTGGTACTTAATACATTCCCTTGGCCGCCACCAATAGTTGAAGCATAACTTGCAACTATTGTATTATCTTCTCCTCCACCAATAGTGTTTAAATTCGCACCCGGGTTAACGGAATCGGTTTTATTATTTTTTCCACCACTAATAACATCGTAATCTCCACCAGCAACTTGGTCAACGGCGTCTCTGACAGTTTGAAGGTCAACCGAATTAGAGCCACGAGGATTACCCGCACCAAATTCAACTTGCCCCTGAGGTCTAATAGAAAGATTATCTTCTTGAAGAATACTGCCATTAGAAATTTTCCATTCAGTATTAGCTAAATCATAAACAGTTAAACTTTGTTTTGTAGTATCATACGCAACTGCTCCATCCACTGTAATGGCTGGCAGGTTTGTAGTTTCTAGTCGCGATAAACTAAATGAATCAACGTTAAAGTTACCAAAAACAGCAACATCGCTTTTAAATTTTATTTCATTGGTGGCCATATCTACTTTTATTTATAATATATTAGATGTATAAAATTATTTTCTAATGTCTGATATTTTAATAGGAACCCAATTTCCGGCTCCACATCCTACACACCAAACTCTACACGCAGCAATACTTTTCCATTTAAAAGCATCATCCAGATCTATTGTAGATGATTCATATTTACAATCAGGAGATATTAAAAATCTTTTATTGTCTTTTATGTTTTGTGCAACGTACATTTAAAATATTATTTTAATTTAGGATATCTTTTAATAGGAACATCATAAATATGATGAGCTATATTACTAAAACCGGATCCCCAGTTATATACTGATAATTGGTGAATTGTTTTAGCATTATTTAAAATTGTTAAATCGTGAAACGTTTCTTTTAAACCATTCACACCCGAATGTTTTGTATCAACATTAGAAATAATTATTTTACCATTATCAATACATTTAGAATATTGAATACCTATATTGTTTTTAACCTCAGCCGAGTCTGAAAGAATCACTAAAGGATTCTTTGCCGTTTTTAATATTTTAGAAATTCTTGATATTGTAGCTTTAGTAATGCTATCAAGAGAAACGTCAGAAGAGTCGTGAGCATTTAAAGATTCGTCATTAACTTCATTTTTAAAGGCTATTCCATCTCCTGCTCTTATATGAACAACTTCATATTTTTCTGGCACGTTTTTAATAAATGATAACTGAAAATCACTTGGTATTAACCGTGATTTAATAAAGTCTTTTGTTTCTTTAGATATTTTGCCCCAGCCCTTTTGTTTAATCTTACCTTCTATCGTTTTTTGTTTTTCAATCGTATTTTTGGGCCACGCATTTGTTAAAATAAAAAAATCCGTATCATTTAAATTAGTACCTTGCGCTAAAGAATCTAATTTTTCTTTGAGTTCGTTTATATCAAGACATTTAGGAAATAACTTAGTGTATATACTTTTTTTTAATAAAGTTTCTTCCGATTTATAAAACTTAGAAAATCGTTTAAGATTAATATCAAAAGGAAACTCGTTTTTTAAAGATAATTGGTGGCAGGCGATACAACCCCGAATAAAATCGCCAAATCCCATTGGTGATTTTCTATCAAGTGTGTATACATTAATTAACATAAAACTTAAACGAGGTAAGTAAGTTCGTAAGTGGTGCTTACTGCATTACTTTGATATATTGTAAAATCAATGTTAACCCAAAAAGTATTTGAAAGCTGGAATTGCCCAGTTTTCTCTATAAAACCCCCGCTTGTTATTTCGCCGTTTGTTGTATCGCTGTTAAGCCAACTATTTTTTTGATCATATATACTAGCATGAGCAAACCATAGATATTGTTCGTTTGAGTCATATCTAATAGTTACATCACCCATGCTATCAGCCACAACGAAATTTAAAGAAGAGTCATTGCTATCTATTAGTTCTTGTATTTCTTCTTTAGTCATTGGTGCATTGCTTAATCCATAATAATATGGATAAACTCCAGAAACAAATATATCCTCTGATCTAAAATCTAAGCTGCCTGCTTGTGGCGCATTTGTCTGTCTTCTACTTGGCTTTCTTCCATCTAAACCATTACTACTATTTTGTTTAGGCAGGCCACTTAAATATCTAACGCTTGATGAGTATTTCACAATACCGGGTTCAACCTCAGTAAAATCTATATAAGAACTATCATATTTAAAGTTAGGGTTGTTTGGATTATCAAAACCAAATTGTTCTGGCATATCATCTATTTGAATACCTATTAAATTATCATCTATATAAACTTCAATATCATTTCTAAAGATTGACATTGAAAGTGGAATGCCTGCATCGTTTTTAACAAATTCAGTTAATATTTGATCGCCAAAATTTGCGCCAACCTCCATATAACTATTCCATGCTATTATGGCATTAGTAGGAGGTGTATAATCTGGAACTAAAAAATTATGATCAACCGATACTGTTGTCTTGTCTTCGTTCTTTATAGTAGCTTTAATATTATCAAACGTTTCTATGTTTAACTTTGTATTTAACTTTGTATTTTCTATACTCATCTTTTTATAAGTCTGCAACTACTGTTAGTCCGTTATATGATGCAGCATACCCTGTTGCGCCAGTTGGAACATGAATCTCTGCTGGAAATACTGAGGTCATACCAGAAAATGTATTAATACCAATTATTGGCGCGGTTGTCGCTTCAATGTTAACTGAAGTAATAGAAGAGCAATTTTGAAAAGCAAAATCTCCAATAGATGTAATGCCACTTGATATAGTTAATGAACCGGCTAAGAAAGTACAATTTTGAAAAGAACCACTGCCAATCGTTTGAACGGTTGCTGGAATAATACCATATGCAATATCTGTTAAAGATGTATTATTAATAAAGGCCTGGTCTCCTATTGCTGCACAAGAACTTCCAATCTTAATAGTATCGGCCGCAAATAGAGTTTCATTTTCATTCCAATTATTTGGTATATCTATATCAATAGATATTAAAGCTAAATTATTAACATCATATAGTGTAGTATTTAAAGAATTGTCTAAATCGGCTACTACTGTTAATCCATTCCAAACTTCTCCTCCCACCCATGCATTTGGTCTAGCATTAAAAGGAGCTTCGCTAGGAACGTGTATTTCTGTTGTATTATTTGAAGAAAACACATTGCCGTCTTCGCTCGGTTTTACAACGGCGTAGTATTCAATTCTATCAAAAGAGCAAGCTCTAAATGCATTACCGCCAATTTCAGTTATAGTGGCGGGTATACTAAGAGTTCCAATCATTCCGCTGCAGCGGTTAAATGTTCCAGATCGAATATTAGTAAGTCCAGAACCAAGCGTAAGAGATTCTAAGCCAGAGCAATCAATAAATGCACTATCACCAATAGAAGTCACTTTATCTGGAATGATTAGTGGGCCTGTTAATTTATTGCAATCACGAAAAGGAGCGGTTCCGATCGAAGTCACCGAATCTGGAATGATTAGTGGACCAGCTAGATTAGGACAATTATTAAATAAACCAGATGGTATGCTGGTAAAGTTTGGGTTATTTGGAAAATTAAAACTAGTTAATCCCGAACAGCCAATAAAAGTAAATGTTCCAAAAGTAGTTAAAGTATCTGGAAGGACTAATGGACCAACCCATGAAGAGCATCCGGAAAAAGCAGAACTGCCAATAGATTCCAAGCCGGTCGGGATATTAAACGATGTTACATTAGAACAATTCCTAAAAACGCTATTACCTATCTCGGTTACAATATCTGGGATGATCACTTCCCCCAGTATTCCAGAACAATTTTGAAAGGTGCCAATTTTAAGTATAGACATATTATTCGAGATTTTTAAAGAAGAAATTCCAGAACAATTAAGAAATGCCCTGGGATCAATCACTGATACAGTATCTGGAATATTAAGAGGTCCTGTTAGGTTGACACAACCATCAAATGCATTATCACCAATAAAGGTAATGTTGTTACCAAGATCTAAACTTTGTAAAGAAGAGCAATTTCGAAAAGCTAGATCTCGTATAGCATTTATACTATCTGGAATATTAAGAGGTCCTGTTAGGTTGACACAACCATCAAATGCATTGCCTCGAATCTCGAGAACACTCAGCCCTAAATTTAAAGATTCTAAATTAGTATTATTTCTAAATGCACGTCCGCCAATTTCAGAAGCAGATTCTCCTATAAGAATACTCACGGGCGGGTATAAAAAATTACCATCATTATAATCGGGTGGTATATCACCATTATACTTAACGAGTTCATCTCCAAATTGATCAAAAAGAATTGTTGGCGTTTTCGTATCGGGGTTAGCGGCGCAACGTAAACCTATCTTATCATCTCCTGAGTTATTCAGGAATAAATTTGGAAAAGAATTTTTTGTTCCTAACGTCGTCGCTTCATAGGATTCACCAGCAGCCCACTTTTGAGTTGTGTTTCCAGCTGGCGCACCTTCAAGCCACTCCTTCACATTACCGTTTCCTCCAACTATACCATAAGGACTTTCCCCACCCGCCCGAATAACTGAAGCCGTGGCGGCTTGGTTATAAACAGCAGTATTTGGATCTACCCCGCCTGGAACATCTGCTGGAGGAGTATCGCTTCCTGTTGAATATAACCAATACTTAGATAAGGTCTGATCCCAGTAAGCCGCTTTATACCATTCATCTTCGCTTGGTAGGAAATACTTTGCATGTTTATGTCTTAGACGATTTACTTCTCCACCAAGATCCCAAGATTGATCAAGCGGCCACTCATCACTGAATTGGCCTGCTGACGCAAAGGAGTAAGCTTCAAAATAACCTTCTTTAGAATTAAGCCAATTAATAAATCGTGCTGCTGAGTTCCATGTTAATTCTCTAGCGGGTTTATCTTCACCATCATCAAACTTAAAAATGGCGTTTTCATTTATTTTATTAAACTCATCAATTTCTTTTTCATTAACTTCATACTTACCGATCTGATATGTATATGGAACCGATCCAAAGGTGGTGGTACCATCGGGATTATTACTAGCATCGCCAATGGTGATGAGCGAGGCTGATATAGGATTAGCATTCACGTTACAGGCGACACGAAAACCGACGCTGTTGTTCTCGCCGACCGGGCTGCCGAAGCTGCGGAAGGACGACTGCAAGACGGGGGAGCTGTCGTCCCAGTCGCCGCCGCGGCGCACCCGCGACTCAACAGCCGAATCATTAGTACCATCTAACGCGGTCTCAATCCATTCGTATGTATTACCACCCTGTCCCATCGTACCATACGGACTAAGACCGCCAGCGTTAGTAACATTAGCAGGACCTTGACCAGACGTTTGATTATAAACAGCCTCTCCTGTTATTGTACTACCAGCCGTTGGTGTTGGAGGACTATCGCTACCTGTTGGATAATCATAATAAACAGTATTAATAGGATCATAATAAGCAGCTTTATACCACTCATTTTCGTTCGGTAAGAAGTATTTTGCATCTTTATGACGATAACGATTCTCACCACCTGCTGTCCACGAATCGGCCACATCCCATAAAGATATATTGTCATTAGCTATACCAGTATCAAATTTATAAGCGGGTTGAAACCCTTCTCTTGTATTAAGCCAGTTAACATAACGAGCCGCTCCATTCCATGATACACTTGTAGCTGGTTTACTTTCACCACGAGAATCTATTGATATTTGTAATGAAGGGTTGGCTGTATTGTAAGCAGCAACCTGTTCTTCAGCAACACTATATTTTGCAATTTGATATGTATAACTAACATCACCATAACCACCAATTACAGTATCTGCATCGTTACCAGGATTGTTAATAGGTACGAACTCTTCAAAATATGATGTATAGAAAAATGCATTAGGATTACGAGCGAGTCTAAATGTAATAGCATCATCAACGGTAAATAAAGTGGTTGAAGCTCCAGGAGGAGTCGCCGTAGCTGGTTGAATAGTAGTATCAGAATAAGTACCACCAACAGATATTCTATTTTCCAAAGGGTCATCATTAACCAGCCCTACCGCCGTTTCTAAAAACTCACTAACATTGCCGTTTCCTCCAACTATACCATAAGGACTTTCCCCACCCGCATTAGTTACAATCGCAAGACCAGTAGTGATGTCTTGATTATACACCGCGGTTCCTTCAACTTTACCACCAGGTGTAGAAATTGGAGGAGTGTCACTTCCAGTTGCATAATCGTAATAAACAGTATTAATAGGATCATAATAAGCTGCTTTATACCATTCATTATAAGATGGTAAGAAATATTTTGCGGCCTTATGTCTAAATCTGTTTTCACCTCCGAGTTGCCACGCTTCAGCACTACTCCAAAGAGAAATAGGATCATTTGAACCGCCACCTAAAATTTTATATGCTGGCTGGTAGCCTTCTCTTTCATTTAACCAGTTAACAAAGCGAAAAGCTCTGTTTCCAAATACACCATATGCAGGATGCAGATCATCTGTAAATCTAGGATCGCCTGATGCAGTTATTTGTCTATTTACATTTACAGGATCTGCATTATAATCATCTATCTTTCTTCTAAACGTTTCATATTTTGCAATTTCATATACATATGGAACTGAACCGAAGCCGGTATTATCATTAGTGTTATTAATATTTCCTATTGTAACAAAAGCAGTCTCATCAGTAGTACCTAACTTTATGATTTCAATTCCATGGATTTTGGGGTTTTCTTCCACTTTTTCAAACCGTATCTCTATGACACCAGTTGATACTTCAACATCATATGATTGAAATTCACCTACAAATGTCGCTCCATCGGTGCTTTCCTCTCTAAGCTCACCTACAAAAATATTATTAATAAAAATATTTACAACTCTAAAGTTTCTATAGTTATCACTAAAAATAAGATTCACTCTATATGTTCCACTAGGCAGGGGCGATTCTGATGCAAGGTTTGGAATTGTATATTCAAGGTTGGTACCGGATTGTCTATATCTCTCGGTTTGTTGGACCACGGCTGGAACATAACTAGGTATATTACCAGGAGTGAACGCAGTGGTTTTGCCTTCATAAACTTGCGAGCCCCCTGTATTAACATACCATATACTATTGCCCGCTTGAGTAGAGCCACCACCGCATCTATACCAATATTCCTGCGGGTTAGTTATAGTGTTCCCTAGACCATCAACGGTAATGGGGAGATCCTCGAACTTAGTACCAATATCTATTCTTCTTATTACCGTCTCAGCAGATGAAGACGGCGCGTCACCTACTCCAATTAATTCTAATGGAAAATTTACACTCATAGTTAATTTATACAGTTATATTTATAGCCTGTATAAACAGGTCATCAATTTGACTGCTCGTTAACCCAATACTATTTGCCATAGTATTTAATAATGTAGATTCTCTGTCTATCGTATTTCCCCCGAAAAATACTTCTTCGGCCACGGCTTTATTTAATGGATCTTGTATGAGAGAGATTTCTTTGTTGATTTTATCAATTAGCATTTCATCTAAAAATGGAGTAGTTTTAGCTATAGCTCTAATTCTCCAAGCTTCAACGATTCGGTTATCTACATCAAGCGTTGGTTCATCGGCTTGAACCCATATGTAAGCGTCTTCTGTTAATTCTCTTACCCAAACCTTTCCTTCAGCCAGTAGATTATTTCCTGGGTATGGTAATTCTTCAACATATTTAAATCCATCTAATGTCTCAGGCGGTGATGTATTTCTTGTTAATGTCCAAGGGAACCCACCAAGGTTTCTATTATAAAGTTCTAAAGGAGATTTTTTTATTAATCTATATTTTTTCATTATTTTTATTTTAAGTTGTTTCACTTACATATAAATGTAATTCGCCGCTATCAAATGCATACCCGATAGTAGCCGAGCCAACACTATTTATCGTTATATCTGGGATCTTGGCCAAGTCACCAGAATATACTCTAATTGTAGAAGGAGTGGAAACTGCAAATGTGTGGCCACCTGTGTTATTTTGCTTTATGAATATAATTCCAGTATCTCCATTATCTAAAGCTCCGCCGCCTTTAGTTATTGCTAGCGATAAAACATCTTCTGTTAATATAATTCTAGCATTACACCCGTTAGAAGTATCAAAGGAAACAGCATTTGCACTAGAAGTTATAGTTTGAACATCTGTATTTAAACCAGGAGTTTGAGTTGCCAAATCTGCAATAGATTGAGCGGTTGTTTTCTTAAGACTGCTATTATCATCTGTATCACCAATCAAAATAAAGTCATTATTAGCTAATGCAGTCACTGTGCCTCTATTACTTATCGCCGTAGGCTGCAGCGTCAGATCAAGATTGCCAGTAACTTCTCCAGTGTGTGTAGCGTTTCCTTCCTTTGAATTGTTAATTATTTGGGCTGCTATTACATCGTTAAGATTAACGGGCGATGCAACTGTAATGTTACCCAACTTATCAAATTGAGCTGGGCTTAATAATCCAGCATTGCTGGTATCCGCCGCAGGAATTATAGCATTGTTTCCATCAGAACTAACTATAACGCCTTGTATTGCACTTGGTGTATAGGATAAATCTGTCGATACGTTAGAAACTTTATCATTGTTCACTGTAACGTTACTTAATAATGTATCAAGGTTAATCGGACTTGTTACAGTAATGTTGAACAACTTAGTAACATCATCAGCAGTTACATACTTATTGGTGCCGGCATCACTTATATTATCTGTATTTAAAACAACGGTTCCAGTTAAACTATTAACCGATAAAACTTGGTCTGTATAGTCAGCTTTATACCAATCAGGACTATAAGTAGTAGTTGAAGCAGCATCAACTAATGCTATAAGTCTGTCATTAACATTGAATGTTATATTATCAACTGTTCCATCAGCTTCAACGATGTAACTAAATCCTGCTAAGGTACTTGCTGGGAAACTTCCACTATTAGGATCCCAAATTCCTTTTAGAACAACGGAAGCATCGATATTATTAACCCTAGTCTCTAGATCGTCTAGATCAACGGCCTGATTTATTGTAATGTTACCTAATTTATCAAATTGAGTTGGAGTTAATAATCCAGCGATGTTAGTGCCAGTTGACGCTGTTGCTAAAGGAATTACAGCATCGTTTCCATCAGAATTAACTATAACGCCTTGTATTGCACTTGATGTATAGGATAAATTTGATGGTATATTAGATACTTTTGTCGTATTAACAGCAACGGCTGATGCTAAATCAGTTAAATTTATAGTATCATCAGGAGCAGTTTGTCCCGCATTAAACGCGATTAATGAAAGTTTCTCTCTTTCATTTAAAGTAATGATACTACCAGAACCCGCATCGTTAATATCAGAATGCGTTGTTACACTACCATCAGCAGATACTTTACTATTGTTCGTTGTAACGTTACTTAATAATGTATCAAGGTTAATTGGAATATCAGGATCCCGAGGATCATCAAATATAATGTTGTCAAGTTTATCTTTATCTGCTACTAAGAAACTAGCTGTGGTTGCAGATAATACCGAAGACCACCCTTGGACATTAATTCCTATAGACGCCAGTTGTAATGCGGTATCGGCTTTTTCTAACGAAGTAGTAATAGTACCATCTAGCTTACCGCTTGTTATTGATAAATCACCAATCCTATCAATTGAAAGAGTTCCAACAGTTAAGTCAGTAGCACTGCCACTAGTAGCAACTGGCGCTAGCCCTGATAGTGAAGTTTCGGCCCATACCGCGGCTCCAACGGTATTATCAACGCACCTATATACTTCTCCAGAAGTGATGTCTATCCAAAGTGAACCAACCGAATAACCTTGGGATGAGTCATTAGTAACAACTGGCGCTACGGTGGCGGCCAATTCATTAATTCCAACCCAAAGATTATTAACTTTGTCTCTTTCTAATTTAGTAAAAATTCTATTGGGTGTTGCCAAGGGGTCTGTGTGCTCTACCATCCACCGAATATCATAGATATCTTCAGCTGTATTATTTGGGTCATAATCAGCCTTTAACATATCACCGCTACCGGTTGGGAGATTGTCAAGGTCAATCGGACCTGTTACAGTAATGTTGCCCAACTTATCAAATTGTGTTGGGCTTAATAATCCAGCGAGGTTAGTACCGGTTGCCGCTGTTGCTAAAGGAAGTGTCGCATCATTTCCATCGCTGCTTGTTATTTGTAAAGATACATCATTATGAGTACCAATACCTAAATCTGTAACTCCTCCTCCAGTAGCAGATATAGTAACATCTACACTATCTGCAAGAGGATTATCGGCAAATCCTAGGCTTATGTTAGTTCCTTCTATGAGGTTAATACTGCTACGGGACGAAAATGGAATTGTGCCATTCTTACCAATTCCATTTATAGCCGACCTCCATTCTACATCTCCAACATCTGTCGTATATAGATAATTTGCGTTTCCTCTGGGTAATATTGTTGCCGTGTTTTCTCCAGAGCCAACAATCAAGTCTCCAGGATCTAGCCATGCATCATCTGTTGTTATGTCACCAGACCCAACAATGTTATCAAGGTCAATTGTGTTTGTTACACTAATTAAATCTAATTTATCAAATTGAGTTGGGCTTAATAATCCAGCAAGGTTAGTGCCAGTTGACGCCGTTGCTGCAGGAAGTGTTACGTCGTTTCCATCGCTGCTTGTTATTTGTAAAGATGTTGCATTATGAGTACCAATACCTAAATCTGTTGATATGTTAGATGTTATTCCATCAACGGTGGTTGATAAAGCATTAAGATCAACCGAATCAGTAACAATACTAATTAAATTTAATTTATTAAATTGAGTTGGGCTTAATAATCCAGCAATGTTGGTATCCTCCACTGCTGTTGCTAAAGGAATTATAAAACCGCTTCCATCACTATTTGTTATAACTCCGTCTGTTGCACTTGATGTATAGGATAAATTTGATTGTATGTTAGATGTTATTCCATCAACGGTGGATGATAAGGTATCAAGATTAACTGGCGATGCAACTGTAATGTTACCCAACTTATCAAATTGAGCGTTCGTTAATAATCCAGCAAGGTTGGTATCCGCTGCAGGAAGTGTTACATTGTTTCCATCGCTACTCGTTATCTGTAAAGATGTTGCATTATGAGTACCAATACCTAAATCTGTCGATATGTTAGATGTTATTCCGCCAACCGTGGATGATAAGGTATCAAGATTAACGGGCGATGCAACTGTAATGTTGTCCAACTTATCAAATTGCGTTGGGCTTAATAATCCAGCAAGGTTAGTGCCAGGTGATGTTGCTGTTGCTAAAGGAATTGTCGCATTGTCTCCATCGCTACTCGTTATCTGTAATGATATATCATTATGAGTACCAATACCTAAATCTGTCGATACGTTAGATGTTATTGCACTAACGTCTGTTTCTAAAGTATCAACCCGCCCCGTAATTGTTGAAACGCCGGTTGATAAAGTAGTAAGATCGCCCGATAAAGTATTAAGATCGCTCGATAAAGCATTAAGATCAACCGGATCAGTAACAATACTAATTAAATCTAATTTATCAAATTGAGTTGGAGTTAATAATCCAGCGATGTTAGTGTCAGCTACTGATGTTGCCGCAGGAATTATAAAACCGCTTCCATCACTATTTGTTATAACTCCGTCTGTTGCACTTGATGTATAGGATAAATTTGATTGTATGTTAGATGTTAAGGTATCAAGATTAATCGGACTTGTTACAGTAATGTTGTCCAACTTATCAAATTGAGCGTTTGTTAATAATCCAGCAGATAATGTTGTTGCTGCTGGAATTGTCGCATTGCTTCCTGTGTTAGATTGTATATCTAAAGAAGCCGCAGTTACATTACCAATACTTAAATCTGTTGTACCTGTGCTAGCAGCTACTAATAATTCAATCTTATCATATACAGCATTTTTACTTGGTGCCGTAGTAGCAGAAGCGGGGTTCGTGGCACTATCCCAATCACCTGAATACTCTAAATCCGATACAGCGCCTCCCGCCGCTTCTTGCCATGTGCCCACACCAAATGCATCAGTGGTCAGCACGTAGGTATCAATTGCGCCTGTTGGCATTTTGAATCCTGCGCCGACATTTAAATTGGGAACGTATGCAGTATCCGCAGCATCTGTTATAATGTTTTGACCTCCTAAAATAACGGATCTGTGATGAGTTGTTAAAATCCTATTTGTGTCTCCACCTACTGTTGCCGCTGCTTGTGCGGATTCAATTATATTACCGTTGCCCCCTAATGCAATCGAATTTTGTGCATCTATATCATTTATTAGCGACGTTCCTAAACCAACCACACTGCCAGTTCCTCCAATAGCAGAGGTGTATCTAGTGTTTAGAATTGTGTTTATTCCACCTATTGCCGAAGACTCTAGCCCTTTAACTTCTTGGCCGATACCTCCATAACTGACTGAGCCATTCCCGCTTACTACATTTGCAACTCCTCCAATAGACGCACTGCTATTACCAGAGGCTATGTTGTCGTTGACTGGATTAGTTGGATGTAATGTTACAATCCTGCCTACACTAATATCGTTGAGGGTAGTTGCTCCGTTTGTTGTGACTGAATTAAGAGTCGATTGAAACGGTTCTTGCCATGTACCAATACCAGCGGCATCAGTTGTTAATATATAATTTGCCGGTGGTAATGGATCGCTTATTAATTTAAAATCACCGGATATAGTTAGATCTTGAAGTTCTATTAATTCGTTCTTTGGAATAGAAACTTCGTTACCATTGATTGTAATACCATGCCCGCCAATAAATGAACCTGCACCAGAGAATTGAATGAAGTGAACTTCGTCAGTTCCAACTGTATTAACAGGTTCAGAAAGAACCCACCCAGTATTATTGTAAGTATCGCCGTGAGTAACAAATACAAAATCACCACCTGCCATTTCTGCTGGGGTATCAAAGTCACTCGCTCTAGTTAAAACGGTGGATGATGTTATCTCATATATTCCATTCTCAAAAGCATTTCCCTGATTAATAACCAATACTCTATTTGTAAGTAAAATATCAGGGTCATTGTCCCATACGATTGGTGATAAAAAGTTAAATTCACCGGCAGAAACAATAGTAAGTGTGGCACCAACGCCATTGGTTCCATTATCATAACTCACTGTAGAAGGCCCAGCATTTCCATCAATTAAACCGCTTAATTCACTGAGCGCTAAAGCATGAACTTGATCGTGTGTATGTAAACCCTCTGATAAAGTATCAACGTAACTTTTAGGTACTGCATGATTTGAGTCTGTTGGAGTACCAGAAGGTAAGAACGGGAAATTGTTAGTAAATGTAGTTTGGCCAGATACAGTTAAACTACCAAGTGTTCCCACTGTAGTAATTGCACCGCTTCCAGGCCAGGTTGATAAAGCGGTATTTTCTACGCTACCTAAACCAACTTGAGCAGCAGTTACGCTATGAGGATTAGTTGAATCATTAATGTGAGTTGTTAAATCAGATGAATTAGCTTTAGAACTAAGATCTGTTTCGTTACTATATTTTTCAACATTAAAACCGCCAGCGCCATCATCACCAACGATGTAAATGCCAGCGTCATCACCACTGGCTATACTAAGAACTTGACCAAGATATGCAATAGGATTATTATTAACATAGTCTTGAAGATCTATTAATGAATCATATACTGATGATGTATCAAGTGGCCCGACAAATTGTCGTGTGAATGAAAGAGGAAATTCTATGGATGCCATATTACTATTTATATTAAATTGTTACAGTGTAAGTTGCGCTAGCTTCAAATGGTGAAGGTGGTGTGAATGAATATACTTTATAAGATATGGCGCTAAATCCATTGGCTCCTTCTACATCAACCAGAGTGGGTGATCCAAAAGATCCCTTAACATCTGCATTAAGACCTTCTGCATAAAGAACACTAGTAACATTTCGAAGAGTATTTGGGTAAGAGAAATTAACACTTACTGCACCAGCAGGAATGTTAATTGTGAAAGACGAGCCATTCCCTGGGTTTAAAACACTATTAGATAAAGCTCTTATACCAGCACTAGTATTATCACTGAGGTTAGTTCCATAAAAAGCTCTTCGTCTTCCATTTACGGTTAGCGACTTCACCACGCTTCCAGCTGGCAGTGGGCTTAAATAATTGCTGCCCACGCTGTCAAGTGGTTGCGGGCCTTCTGCGTAATCAATAGAAACATTAAAAGTATTAGCACCATCTGTAATTACAACAGCAGGTTGACTTAAAGTAGATCCGCCCTGTGTTGTTGTAATTATAGAAGTTCCACTAAATTCGTATGAGTTTGCTGCCCCGGCTCTGTTTGCTTGCTTTAGGCCTGGATCCCAAATATTATCAGTGAGAGCTCCGTTAATTGCGCCTGCATTAAAGCCGGCCGATAGATTAATTCCCGTTGTACCAGCTTCTACTGATGAGGCTAGATTATCAGTAAGGGATGCAGAGGGGTTTACGAAAGTTGGAAAATATGTTTGTTTCAATAACTGCTCTACAAACTCTTGCAAAGTCGTGCCGCTTGTAACAACATCAGCCGTTGAAATACTTCCAACATTAACATCAGATGTAACATCAGCGGTTAAATCACCTCCACCCACATCACCTATAGCAGCATCAACTTCTGTTTTAGTATATGTAGTTAATTGATCTGCTTTTAAATTTAAAGCAGTTTGTGTTGCTGTACTAACTGGTTTATTAATATCAGATGTATTATCTACGTTACCAAGTCCAACTTGAGTAGCAGTTACGGTATGAGGATTAGTTGAATCAGAAACGTGATTAGATAAATCAGATGAATTTGCCTTTAAACTTAAAGCAGTTTGTGTTGGTCCAGATACGGGTTTGGTTGAATCGGCCGTATTATCTACGTTGCCTAAACCAACTTGAGTAGCAGTTACGCTATGAGGATTGGTTGCATCAGAAACGTGTGCGGTCAACGCGGTTTGATCTGCTTTTAAATCAAAAGTAATATCTGAAATTTCTTTTACAACTCCAATAATATTTTGAGTTCTATCACCACTAATTTTAGGGGAAATTATATAAAGTTCAGCTGTTGCCTTTGGTATAGAATAAACTTTAGCTACATCTATCTGGCCACATATTAAAGTTGTTTTTGAATTATCAGTATTACAGTAAACGGCCATAGTATTACTGCCTATTGGAGATGCAATAATTTCCCCGCATGTTATATCAGTTTTTGCATTTCCATCTAAGCCAAATAAGTAAAACGCGAATGAGTTATCGCCTGTAAGATTTACTCTGCCAAAAGTTAAATTACCGTCTTCATCACTTTGATATCCTTTTGCGTCAGTTGGAATATAAATCTCGCCAATATTTACTTTACACCTGTTAATACTCTGTTCAGACCTAATACCAATGCCACCGGTTTGTGAACCGGCTTCACCTCGCATATCTAAAGTATTAGCAGTATAGTAAGAATTTGTTGCATTAACAAAATTAACTAAAGTGGAGCCAGGTGTGTTTGTGTCGGCATAATGAGTATCAATAACACAGGATGAATTATTACCAATAGTAAGGTTTCCAATAAATGTTGATGTTGGCGCAAACACGTGAATGTTATCTGAAATGTTTACATTTCCTTCAAAGTATCTGCCACCATCTAAAACATCAATTCTTACACTTCCTACAAACCCTGGTTCAGCTATTAAAGTTTGCGCTGCATTCACAGCACTGGTTATTGTTAATTTTGCATCATCAATATTTAAACCCTGGTTAATATTATTACCAGTCTTAGAAACATATATAGAATGAGTTTGGTCAGTTAATTCTACTGGGCCACCTGTTCCTGTACCACCCTCAATATCTGCAGCTACCCATGTTTGAGAATCTGTATCATAGAGAATACCTTGGCCCTGCGCCGGCGGATTTGAAAGAAAATCAACATCAATTAACTGTTCTAAAGAAACATCATGCGGATTGGTTTTACTTAAGGCATGACTGTTTAAAGCTGTTATTCCACTTGAATTACTAGCAATAGCCGAGTTGACAGTAGATGCAAAATTCTCGTCATCGCCAAGAGCCTCAGCCAATTCATTAAGAGTATTTAATGCACCGGGCGCGGAATCAATTAAATTAGTAACTTTTGTATCAACTTCTGTTTTAGTATATGTAGTTGATTGATCTGCTTTTAAATTTAAAGCAGTTTGAGTTGGTCCAGATACGGGTTTGGTTGCGTCGGCTGTATTATCTACGTTGCCTAGTCCAATTTGATCGGGAGCAACTTGATGAGGATTGTCTCTCCTAAGTGCATGCGAATCGGGTACTGGATCGGTATTATCGCCCAGCCCCAAGTCCGAAGTCTCACTAATAACACGTGGGCTAACTTCGAAGATACCTTCTAAAACTCTAATTACTGTGCCGCTGTCACTGAAAATCTCAGCATCATAATAATACCGCCCGGCCTTCATAGCAGCGGTTTCTTCTGAGGTCAATGATAAACCTATAAGACCATCAGCTTGATCAATATAATCACATGAAAGGTTTACTCCATATTCGGATTTATAAGTTTTCCTAACTTGTCCTCTAACATTGTAGCCGGTACAATCAAAAGCAGAGCCGTCTTTGTTTTCAACATTGACGGCTACAGAAAAAGTGCTGCCTTTGTCGGCATGCAAATCGATATTGGTTGACATAGTATTATTTATATTATAAGTGAATTAATATATCAACGTCACCTTTGATATAATATTATTTATCAAATATAATGTTCCTTCAAACTTTTCATAATAGCTTCAGCTCCAATAATTTTATCACCGTTTATTAACACTAATGTCGGCACACTTTTAATTTTATTTTCAATAAAAAAGTTTACATCTTCAATAGAATCTTTATATTCTATATCGATACCTTTCTTTTCAAACTCACTTTTTAAAAGTTTACAAGGACCGCAAAATTTACTTGTTGCTAATATTAAAGTTTTCATTACTCTTCTTCCTTTGATTTTATATCTGCTTTGGCTTTATTAGCTAAAGTGTTTTGAATACCAACATATGCTTGTTCAATTTGATCGCGTTGCATTTTTGATAAACTACTGGTTTTATTTTTAATGAATTCATATTCAGCTGAGACATCAATCATTATTTCTTTTTGAAATTCATCTAACTCTTCCTCGCCAACTTCATTTAATATACCAAAAGCTAAGCGACGTTTAAAGTGGTAATCTGGTTGATTTATATTTGTTTGTTTCATTATGATTTCTTTTTAATAGTTTTTCTTTTAGTGGTTTTCTTTTTAGTAGTTTTCTTTTTAGTCTTAATAGGCTTAACTTCGCCCATTGTTTCTTTTTCTTTTAACCTAGCAATAACAGTTTCGGCATCCATCCAAACATCTTTATCTTCGACAAGCTGTGAAATTTCATTTGTAGTTAGAAACCCTTCATATGCGTGCCTTAGTAGTTTCTCAGTCCACTTTCTTTCATGCATTACGCCGTGATAAATTTCTGCGCCCTTTCCAACAACTCCACCTGAATAGTTATGGAAAAGAAACACACTATGATCGGTTACTGTAAACTCATCACCCATTAAAAATAGAAGAGTCGCAGCTGACATACATGCGCCTTCAACACACATAACAACTGTTGCTTTAGTCTCTGAAAGAACTTGCATAAATTGAATCGTTGTAAACAAATCCCCACCTGGGCAATTAATATGAAAGCGAATAATATCAGATTCACGTGCTGCACGAATTCGTTGAAACCAATCAATATAATCTGAGGCTGGTCCGATCTGAGATGAAATATAAAAATCAGAAATTGTACCATAGTCAGTAACAAATGGATCGTTGCGTCTTTGGACCATCATATCTTTTAACGACGGCTCACTCTCATTTCTTTTATTGTTATCGGGTTGTATCATAATAGTTTTGTATAGTTTCAATTAATTGTTTTGTATAGTTATCGCGTTTTTCTTTAAACACGATTGGTGTGGGCGAGTCATCAACTGCCATTAGAATAACTGTTTGTGTTACGGGGATTCCGGTTCGTTCTTCAAACATAATAGCGTAAGCAGATGCTTGCATGAAGTAACTAGTAATATATTCTTTCTTTTTAGCTTGCCTCGCGGTTTTAAAATCAATGATTGAAAGCTTGCCATCAAACTCAGCGATACAATCAACACGACCCGCAAGTTTTAAATGATCAGAATAAAGAGCGCCTTCCTGTAAATATATATTAGTTACTCTTTCATCAAGAACTGGACGAACCGCATTAAACAATGCTTTAACGTTTGGCATTTCATTTGGCGCAAACCAATCTTCTTCGTTATTAAGATATTGCTCAATAGCTTCATGCATTGCAGTTCCTCGAGTGCAAGCATGTTGACAAATTCGATTAGCTTCTTCTTCGCCTACTCGTTTCTTCCAAGCTTCGATTCCTTCTTTACTTAAGGAACCGAGAACGGTTGTAATACTTGGATATGCCGTGCCTTCTGGAGTTATATATTTTCTACCAGATGTTTTAGTTTCGCAAACCAAATCGTCATAACCAATTGAAGTAGGCAAATGATTAAAAGTAGTACCTCTAATTGGTTTTGATAATAAAGATCGTAGCGACATTATTTAGTTTCAATAGTGGATTTTTTACCTGCTCCCTTTTTAATAGATTTAAGCACGTCATTCCATTCTCCACCAGCTCTTGTAATAGGGCTTTGAAAACCTTCATATGAAACACGAACCGCGGTTGGAACTCTTTTAACCTGTCCTTCAACTCCGCATTTTGGGCAAGGTTCGCTTAAAGGGATATCTCTATCATCTACAGGATAACGAGCATCCCAGCGTTCTTCACAGCTTAAACATGTATATTCATATGTCATATTATTCTGCAACTAACTTTAAATTAGGAAATGCCTTTTGAACTGTTGACAAAGTAATACCTTTATATAGACTTTTAAGATCTTTATCTTTCATTGCAATTAGAATCTCTGCATCTTTTGGATGAACTGATTCCAATAATCTAATAAGGCCTGCTTCTTTTTTAAAAGTAGGAACTCGTTTATTTTGTGCTACTAGATTTTTTAATGATGAAATTGATTTTTCAATAGATCTATATTGTTGCCCAGGGACATTGCTTTCATCTTTCTTATAAGGAGGCGCTCCTTCTGGAAAATCAAAAGTAATATCTTCTCTAAAGTTAACTTGAAGAATTGTCTTCAAAGCAAAAGTTGCGTCTTCTTGTAGGATTTTAACTCGATCTTTAACATTATTAGCCGCCTGAACTTTTTCAAGAGTTTCATACGGTAAACGAGTTACAAATTTTTTCGATGTTTGGTTTTTCATAGTTGTTATATTATTTTATAAAGAATTCATCAGCACAATTTACGAGCTGGTTGCATCTATTTTGAATTAGATAATTCAGTATCTTTGAATTATCATTTTTTTGGTTTTCTTCTTTTTGATACTCGGCTTGGATATCTTGCACTACTTCGCTGGGAATCTTTGATAGGTCAATCATAGTTTGGTTACGTATGTAATTCCTATATGTATTTTCGTCAAGGACATCTTTTAGATCTTTAGTCTTTGATTCTTCATGCCATTTTTTAATCTTAACTTTACTTAAAGGAGTTTGGCGTTTTGCTGTAACAAAAGTATCATCGCTTGATAGAACGTTTGGAACGCCGTCACCAGCGTCGCCTCTAAGAACATGCTCGAACAAATACATCGCAGGAGAAGGATCGGTAACTGCTTTCTTTTGGCCTGGGCTAAACTGTTTAACATTTGAATATTTCTGCAATTGAATAAAGTCTTTATCAGAACTAACAATCATTACCTTTTCATGTTTACCAAACTCCTGAGTGCTTTCAACAAGTGTAGCAATAATATCATCTGCTTCTGCACCATTAACATGAACCACAGGATAAGGGAAAAACTCTATAAGCTCTTGTTTTACTTTATCAATCATACCAAAAACTTCTGTCCAATCAATATTACTTTTCTCTCTGGTTTTCTTACGGGCCGCTTTATATTCTGGATAAACCGATTTGCGCCAGCTTCTATGGTCGCAAGCAATAACCATCTCGCCATATTCTGATCTGTATTTTACATTATACATCCTTAATGAATTAAGAATAAAGTGGCGAATCATGGATTCATCTAAAGTATTTGCTGGTTGAGAAAATACGGAGGCGATTGATATTGCTGAGAAGTCGATAATTATCATATATGGTTAACTTTGTTATTAATAATATTATATACTAAAATTGAGGCTTTGTAAATACTATTGTTTCAGTATTTTCACATGAGAATGATGAATACGGCAACTTATTATGCCATTGTGATAATCCTCGCGTAATAAAACTTCTCTATCAAATTGTTCCTTTGTTTCCATGTAGGAGAGTTCTCCTGCTCCTTTACATAAGTGCAGTATCTCTCTTTTGACAGAATCTAAGCCATTCTCTTCTATTAATTCTTTAACAGCTTCACTTGATCCACAGTAAGTTTTCCAATCAGATTCCTTTAAAGATCTGCGCTTTCTTTTCTTTCCTTTTAACGGAGGACGAGTCACCTTACTCCAAAACCGTTTTTTTCCGATATATTTCATTCCATTATCGAAAGTTACTAGATAAACAAATCCAACATAATCCTCGATCATCTCAGTTGTAAATTCTTTATCGTTATATAACCACATTCTAATTTATATATACAACATTATAAATAACATTAATATGATCCCGTTTAAAGATTTTATCAAAGAGGAAGAACAAAAGTTTCAACCACCGGCTGGAGCAGTTGCAGCAGCTAAAAAGGCTATTGAGTGGAAAGAGAAATACCCCAATGAAGTTAAAGCAATGACTCGCACTGGATGGGTAAGAGCTCGCCAACTTGCTGATGGAGATGAGATCTCTTATGATATATTAAAAAGAATGGCATCATTTAATAGGCATAGAAAAAACTCTAAAATTTCCCCTGAAAAGAAAGACCGCCCATGGACAGATAATGGATATATGGCCTGGCTTGGTTGGGGTGGCGATCCTGGTGTTGATTGGGCAATAAAAATGTCAAAGAAAACTCGTGAAGCTGCAGATGCTGAAAAGGATTAGCTTTTATAAATAACTATACATAAATTAACTATACATAAATATAATAAACAATGAACCTATCAAATAAAAATGAAGCTTTAGAAAATGTTGCTAAAGCAATTCTCGAAGGCAACACTATTGAAATTGAAGAAACTCTTCAAGAAGTTAACGGTGACGCCTATCGTTGGGAAGATATTAATAACGCTCTAATGCAAGCGGGCTTTGGGCCAAAGGTTATCATTAAAGTTTTAATGAAGCTTAAAGGTAAAAAGATTAAAGAAGGTGTTGAACTTGATGAAGCTACTAAAATTAAAGCTTGGACTAGTGGCGGAAGAACTGCCAATGAATATGCTGAACTAACACAATTTGCTGGTCCAAAGGATCTTGAAGATAAAATTGGTACACGTAAAATGGTACAAATTACAATTGGCAAAAAGTATATTGAACTTAATATGTCTGACGTTGACGTTCTACAAAAACTTTTAAATAAGATCAAATGAACTTATCAAATAGAAATAACAGTCTTGAAGAAGCGGCAAAGGCAATTATGAGTGAGAATGCAATTATTCATAATGATTTTCTTAATAAGAATCTCGGAAAGGAATTGGATCTTACAATTTCTAGCGTTTCACAAGTTCAAAGATCGCCTGGTAAGTTTGGTAAAGCCTGGGTTATGACTTTCAAAGGGTATGACAAGAAAAACAAGAGCGGTATGAAAGCCGAATTCGGTTTTGATCCAAAGCTTAGCAAGAAGTATAAAGCAGGAGATAAAGTTAAAGTAGTTCTAAGTAATAAACCAAACTATCCAAACATTACTTCAATAGAAAAAATTTAATATATGAATCTATCAAATAAAAACAAAAGGCTTGAAGATGCGGCTAAGGCGATTCTTGAGGGTAAACCCATTAAAGAAGAAGCAAAGGTTCTGCTTGAAAAAACCGAATTGGCTGGATGGGAAGATGGAGGAACACATGCAAACTCCACATTTAAGCTTCTTGAATTTATTGGCCCTGATGAATTGGAATCAAAGTTAGGCACTCGTAAATGTTTAGAGATTGAAAAGGTTAGTGAAAGCCGCACATCTGGTTCGGCTCGAAGAACATTCATGAGCTTAAACGCAAATGACATTAATGAATTAAGAGAGTTTTTAGCAGAATACTCAACAGAAAAAGACGAGCCAAACCTTAAGTAAGATATACATTTAGAAAAACACCCGCTCTGAATTAAACCAGTGCGGGTGTTTTATTTTAAATGGTGGAGGTGCCGGGTATCGCGCCCGGGTCCGTTAGCCGAAACTAGCGTCGAATTCTTTTACACCCCCTTTTTATTTATTTTTCTTTGGTCTAACACGGAGACTTTCAAGTTCACGAATCTCTTTTAAAATATCAACGAGCTTAGCTTCGCTCTTTTCAAGCTCTGATGATAGCTTTGTGTTTTTATATTTGTAATATTTTGAATCCCACTTAAGGCATTCCAAACGGTCAAAAATATACTTTTGTTTTAGCTCTTCTATCTTTTCCATATTATTATATTAATCTGGAACAACTGCTAAGATTTCTTCGGTGGCGAATTCGATCTCATCGCCATCACAATCTGTTCCATAAAAGCAGCCGTTTCCGCAATTCTCATTAACGATAATTTGCATACCGTTAACCATCACAGAATCACCGGCCTTAATGTTTGTAGTGTAATTTGTTTCTTTCATAATTAAAGTTTAATTAGGTCATTCAATACATATTCGTTTCTTCCAAACTTGCGTTGGATAAACATGATTCTTGTCTTTGGTGAGTATGTATTCTTAAAAGTGATTCCTGTTTCGCCTACTTTAATAACTGAGCCAAAGTTAGTTTTATCTCCCTTTTGAAGTTCAAGTTTAGCAATATTGGCTTTCAGTTTTTCGAATTTAGCGCTGGTTGTTTTTTTCATAATATAATTAATGGTTTTTATTTTTGATTTAGTTTATTTCTTAGTTCTTTACACTCTGTATTTAAATTGTGAATAGCGTAATTGAACTTTTCAATAAGTTCGTTGTGGCTTTTAATTAAGGTCCAAAAGTTTTCCTCAGTTAGTTCTGGGATACTCTTTACCTTTCCGTCGATTTCAACATTCTGTGAGTGAGGAAACTCAGTTAATAGTTTTTGTAATATTATTGATTTCATCTTAAAAAATTAGTAATATTAATCTTACTACCCAGTACCAAAAGATGGCGCAGACTATCGTCATAAGGGTGATTCTTATTAAATTCATGTCTTATCGAAAGTAAACGTAAACGTCGCAATGTGAGGCAAGTGAAACTGGGCAGAACGATCGCGTCTGTCCTAGGAAGTTGCAGCTTCTTTTATAATTGGGGTTATTCTCACCCCAACGGCCTTGACATTTTACATATTGGTTAGTCCCATAGAATGATTTTCTGAACGTAGCCAGAGATTTCATATCTTCTTCATTGTCCATCTCTACAGTAAATCTGTAGCAGTGAGTGCGATTTGGTTTTGTTGTCATAATATATTGGTTGGTTGTAGTTAGGCTGCGCAGGCGATCAAAAAGATGAATGATGCGGCGAGGATGAGAATGGCGGTAAAAAGTTCGGCTATATGAATCATGGTCGTTTTGGTTATTAGTGATCGCGATCGAAAATCACCTTGCCATTGAACTCCAGCTTTTCGTAGGCCATGATTGGACACCCGCAGGTGCCTTCGAATTTGCGGGAAACGATACCCTTAAGGCTGCATGCCTTCTTTGGGCTTTTTGAGAAGCAGACGACGGTCTCTGTGCCGCATTCCCAATCGCCTCCAAGTGAAGGGGGATTCTGCTGATGTTCGGTGTAAGTATATTTGTACATTTTGTGGTGGTTGATCGGGTTGGTTGGTGTCCCTCTCTGTAGTTATATTATACCATAAAAAGGCACATTTGTAAATAAAATAATTCACGAAATGCACATTTTACTCTACAACTCCCTTAGAATAAGGGTTTGAAGACCAAAAAATATTGGGATATTATACCCCAGCTTTCCTTAAAATAAGAGGAAAATGCATTTATTGATCAAAATCACCAACCATATCGTCATGAAGGTGAGATCCACAGAATGGGCAATGCTCAGGTTCATGGCATTCGGTTAAGTCATTGATGTCTTCGTCGGTGTCTTCTACTCCTGAATAATAGATCTCAGCGTGATCGTCCCAAAAGACGTCATATGAAATTTTACACTTGATGCACCTATATTTGTCTGTCATATTATCCTTCGCACGTTTTACATGTCATCAACGATCTAGCTAGTTCCTGAGCAGGGTTTGCACTTCGTTGATAGTACATACCTTTAATCCCATTCTCCCATGCAAATATCATTAGTTCGTTTACGTCCTTAGGTTTCGCTTTAGGGTGAATCATAATATTTAAACTTTGTCCTTGATCAATAAATTGTTGGCGTTGAGCCGCCTGAAGAACAATTTCTCTTTGGCTAATTTCTCCAAACGTTTTAAACACGTCCTTTTCTTCTTCGGTTAATCCTTCAATATGTTGAACAGATCCACCATGCTCCAAGATATCTTTCCAAACTTGAAGAGTATCCATACCTCTTTGCCTTAATAGTTCTTTTAGATGTGGATTCTTATATGTGAATTTACCCTTAGCCAAATCCTTTGTAAAGTAATTACTATTAAGTGGTTCAATACTTGGACTTGTTTGTCCAAGAATAAAACTAGAAGAAGTTGTTGGAGCAACCGCCAATGTCGTTGAATTTCTTTTACCATAACCTTCAAGCAGTTTAGGTTCGCCATATATCTCAGCAAGTTCGGCAGTAGCTTTATCAGCTTTTGTTCGAATTGTTGACCAGACCTGAGTATTATGTAATTGAGCTTCAAGACTTTCAAATGCAATCATTTTAGATTGAAGATAACTATGCCATCCAAGAACGCCTAATCCAAGAGCTCGTTGGTTTTTAGCAAACCTTCTAGCGCAATCCATAAAATGGCATACCCTCAGTTTTATCAATGAACTCTGTCATTACCGAATCAAGAAAATAGATCAGTGTTTCAATAGCGTCAGTCTCTTGAATCTCATCCCATTTTTCTAAGTTCAATGAACTAAGGTTGCACACAAAGCTTTCATCCTTATCAGTGCTTAAGTAAATTTCATTACAAAGGTTACTTGCGTGGATGCGTTTATCTTTATCTTTATAAACTTGTGGTTTTTGATTTTCTACGTTATCCGTAAAGAAGATATATGGATAACCACTTTCAAAACGTTTCTTAATAACCAATCCCCAGATACGACGTTTCTCTTTGTCGCCTTCAAGCATTGTTTTCATGAAGTCATCTGATACACAAACGCCAATTGACATATCTTGAATCTCATGACCATCACTTCTAATCTTAAGAAACTCTTCAACATCTGGATGATCAATTGGAAGGTATGCCGCAAAGGATCCACGACGGACATTTCCCTGTGATACGACATTCATCAACTTATCATATAGTTCCATGAAGTGAACGGCTCCTGTGCTTGTCCCTTGATCCTCACCAATCTTAGCTCCTCGTCCACGTAATGCGCCAAAGTAAGCAGAAGTTCCTCCGCCATGTTTTGTCATCATGGAGATTTCAGCAAGCTTATGGCCTGTTATAGATTCAAGAGTATCTTCAATATAAGATCCAAAACAACTAATAGGTAAACCACGAGTTCTTCCAAAGTTACTCCAAATAGGGCTCGAAAGAGAATAAAATCCTTTATGTAAGTAATCTTCAAATTTAAGAGCAAACCCTTTAATACCTAAAAGTGTTTCAGCGTGAGTAGAAATATCACGCATCCTTTGCTCTGGTGTTTCGCCCTCAATTAAGTAACCTCTTTCAAGAAATTTACGAGAATCTTTATTAAGCCAATCGATGTTTAATTCGTTATCAATCATTTGTTAAATTATATATACATATTAAAACAAGTCATCTTCATCAAAAGATTGGCTCTTTTTAGAATATTCAACAGGTCTGCTATGGAAGAAGTCAGTCATATTATTACCATGAAGTTCTTCTTCAAACCACATAGTAGATTCAAGCAATTTTTCGTCAATTTCAAATGGCTTTTGAAAACCAATATCGCCCATGCTTGCATTAATTCTATTCTTAATAAACTCTTTTAGAATTGGAGCAGATAAACCTTCTTCGTCAATACCATTAACGACCCAATCAATAATTTTGGATTCGGCTTTAAACGCTTCATGCGCTGCAGCAACAATACGCTCTTCAAGTTCATCATCAAATAACTCAGGAAGCTCTTCACGAATGGTATTAATAATTTTCATACCAACCATTGCGTGGATACGCTCTTCATTACGAGTATATTTTACTTGTTGATCAGTGTCTTTTAAAACGTTTCTATAACGAGCAAACCAGTTAATAACGTAGAATTGAGAAAACAACGAAACGTTCTCAACAAACAAAGTAAATAATGTAATAGCATATAAGTATTGCTTCTTACTATCTTTATAGAACCGGTGAGTATATTTCTTAAGATAATTAACTCGGCCTTGAATAAAATCCAATTTAAGATTCTCTTCAAACACATCCTCCATATCTAAAATAGAAATAAGACGTTCATAAGCATTGTTATGAATAACTTCAGTGTTGGCCATAACATACCCAAGATCTTGAAGTGATGGGTGTGGAAGGTTCTCTCCAAGCTTAGCCCAAAATGTTTTTACAGCAACTTCAATTTGACCAATCGCGCTTAGATCACGAATAATAATTTGTTGTTCTTGTTCGGTTAGGACTGTTTTAAATTGATGGATATCACTTTTAAAACTAAATTCTTTGTCGGTCCAAAAGCCGTTGTGCATGCTTTCAATAAAGGCTTCGGTCCATGGATAATGATTAGGTTTTCTGCTTACCTGCTCATCAAAGATTGTGGGATTGCTCATTTAGGTTACTATAGTTTTGTGGTTTTGTGCTTATTACAGGCACGGGTTGATTTCGTTATGATAGTATAATTATATCATAACTAAGCGATTTGTAAATAACAAACTGTGGTTATTTACAGACCGTTACTAGAACGACGTCGAATTGCTCGAAGTGCGCCTGATTCTGAACAGCGTAAAACTATAGTATTTTTTGAATGCTTTGACGCATAATCATAAATTGATTTGTGTGTTTCGTTGTCCATGTTTAAAAAGCGGGCCCATCTTTCGAACTTCTTACGTCCACTTCTAAATTTTTCAAAGCAATCCGTATCAACATCAAAAATTTTCCAATTATCACCTTGGTTGTATTGATTATATGAGCCTTTCTTAGAAGGTCCTCCGTTGGTTGTTGCTGTAGTAGATGTCGTCATGCTTGGCGTATCTTCGTTTGTCTCGTTAATATCCATTTTATATTTTTGTTATGTTGTTAGTGGTAACCAAAACGAATTGGTTGGTTTTATTATCCTTTGCTTTATAAATTGGAATATTAAATATAGTTCCAATCATATTAGTAGAGTTTTCATTAATTGTTAATGTTGTATTACCAACCGGTGTAAGCATATTACCATTTGCAAAAAACAAATCTTCACCTAAAAAATAATTACCAGATTGAATACGGGTGTCTTCAATATCTTCATTTAAATCAATATCAGTTGCTGGATTATAACCAAACGCTTCTTCTAGGAGCTCTCCCATTAATAGCTCAGACATTCCGGTATGTTCCTTAATCAAATATAATCCGGCGGCGTAACTAGCAAGCGTTGATTTACCAAATGGGATTTTATTTAATAACCGTTTAATATTAAAAACCAATTTATGAAACAAGTTATACACTTCCTTTTCCTTAGGAGTCTCTGGCTTTTTAATTACCTTACCATTTTTGTCTATAATACCATTTTCAAAAGCGCCAGTTTTAGTCCAAGGCATGGTTAATAACCTTAAAAATCGTAAGGCAAAAAATGTATCGGCCGCTTTGAATAGGAATCCCACTTGTTTTATATTTTATTTAGTTTTTTTACAACGTATAGATCACATGGAATATTTATAAATTCGCGCTCCTGAATATAGTTTAAGTATAACAAGAACGTTTTTAACGCAGGATGAGATTCTTCGTCCATTTTAAAGAAGCACATTTTAGTTGCAGCCTCGATGTTAAAAACATTATATATTGAAATTATATGATTTAATATTAATCTTTCTTTTAAGTCGCCAGAGTTTTTATATTTGGTAAATAGTTTCTTTACATATTTAAATTTATTCAAATCTTCATAAAATTCGTCAACGTTTAATACTCTTGGATTAGTATAATGCTGCGCTGCATATAATGAGAAATTGTTTAAATTTAATTTTTTATTTTCCTTTGTCATATTAACCTTATATAATTATATATAAGGATTATTAAAGATTAACCAACGATGTCGTTAAGGTCTTTACCGCCCTTTAAAAAGTGGTTGATAGATTCACCAAGTGCCGCAGACTTTAAAGCGGTTACTAACTCAGATTCTTTATTAAAGATAGTAGTTCCAGATGGATCAACCACGAAATATTTACCATCTTCGGTAGAACCAACAAAGATATCAGCCCACTTACCAGCTCGCATTGATATACCAAACAGTTGAGTCAGTTTAAGTTTTTTACCAGAAAGAGAATTAACAACCTTTGTTGTTGTATTATCTACTGGAGCTTCTTTAAAACCGACCTTCTTTAGAATGGAAAGTGTTGAACCAGAAACAGCTTCTTCAATGGATTCT